TTATCCAAAGGCGCGACCACTTCCGGATTCGATATACTCGTTCCGCTTCCTTCTCCTACTAAAGCCATAGTTGGTCCGGTTATTAATCCGCCTGATGCGAGTCCGGGAATGCCTAAACTACCACCTAAAATTTTTCTAAATGAAAACGCGCCACCAGCACCACCAAGACCCGGAAATAATATATTCATTATTGCACTTAATATAGCTGCTTGTGCTACGGCTTTAATTAAGTTTACTATTAAATCCTTAACTCCTCTGACTAATGCCTTAAATACATTTTGCCCGGATTCTAATGCGTTAAATACGCCATCTATGATTGGTGTAATAGAGCTGCGTAATGTTTCAAATGTATTATTTACTCTATCGGTAAATCCGGCGTTATTTTCTAATTCTGTATTATATGTTCTTAATTGTTCGGTAGCAGCTGACATTGATTCAACCGCTTCTGGTGTCGCAAAGATTGGTAATAAACCAACTGCACCTTGTTCCGCACCACCTCCACCACCGCCACCGGTTACTGTTGTGGTTGGTTCACTTCCGGGTATTACTACATTAGCAGCTTCTTGTTTGACTCCAAATATGGCTTTTTTAGCCCTATCGATAAATGATTCTATTTTATTTTCAGAATCGGTAAAGTTTATTTCTTTAAACGCATCGCTAACTATTGTAGGTAAATCAGTTAAATCATTTTTTAATTTATTAAATGATGTCCTAATATTTTCAATATTACCTGATTTTATTGCACCTAATAAGGATGTAAAATTGAATAGTTGTTTACCAAGTTGCAACATCAAAGTACCAAACGCGACAAATGTTTTAAGTAATCCATTTACTACCTTTCTTACGTTTTCAAATTCGTAATACATTGCCCCAACTAATGCAACAACACCAATAATAATTCCAGTTGGACCAGCTAAACCAATTATCATTTTAAATAAACTTCCCATTGATTTTGCCAACCCACCAATGACAGTTGCAAATTTGCCGATTACAAAAGTTGCAGGTCCAATTGCAGAAACTATTAAAGCAATATTAATGGCAGTTCTTTTTGCTTCTGGTGATAATTCATTGAACCTTTCAACTAATGCGTCAATTAAATTTGTTAGTTGCTGAATCCTTTCTCCTAAATTTGTTGATTCTATTATTGATTTACCTAATTCGGCAAAAGCATTTTTAGCTGCATCTTTAAAGTTGCTTATCCTACCTCCTAAAGTTCTTGACTGTTCCCCCATTCCGTTAAAAAACTTACCACCTTCTGATGCAGTTTTTCTTAAAATACCATTTAATACTTCAAAGGTTACTCCACCATCTGAAACAAACTTATCAAATGCCTTTCCGGTTAATCCAGTTTGTTCTTGCAACATTTCAAATACTGGAATACCTCTACTTGCAAGTTGCCTTAAATCTTGAGTAAATGCAACTCCAACGGTTCTTGCTTGACCAAGAATTAATGCAATTTCGTTAATATTGCTTCCTGTTGCAGCTGCAATATCTCCAAGGTATTGCAAAGAATCTAATGCTTCATCAGCAGAAAATCCAAATGCAATTAATTGAGATGTTGCCTTTACTAAATCCGTAACCTCAAACGGAGTCGATGCGGCAAATTTCTTAATTCTTTCAAATACGGCTGCACCAGCTTCGGCTGATCCGGTCAAAACCCTTAATCGTGCTTCAAGTTGTTCGAACTCGACCGCACTCGCAACGGCAGCACCTCCAGCACCTAATATTGGCAGAGTTAATGCTTGGGTTAAATTAGAACCTAAACGTTCCATATCGCGTCCGAATTTGTTCATCGAACGCTGCGCCTTGGATAGATTTTTTTGGAAATTTTCTATCCTTAACCCTAATATTACGTTTAAATCCTTTGTTGCCATTACGCTTGATTTTTGCCGTGTTGTTTACGCATCCATTCGTCCATCCTTTGCCTAAATTCATTTTGATGTTCGGTTACGATTCGTTCTTTTGGTTTCTCGGTTTTCTCCCAATCAAACTGAATTAAATCGGTCATTTTTATTTTCTTACCCTTTCCAGCATACGGCTGGATTCCGATTGTAGCCAACCACCGCGTCCGTTCCCATTCTCCTTGAAACCGTAACCGCTCCCTTTCATTATAACCTTTGATTGCATCCATTACGTCACGAAAATCAGCGGAATAAAAATCTTCCGTACTCATTCCGATCTGACCGATTGCAATCTCGCGAACCTTTGTCCACGTCATACTTTCACTTGGCTCTGATGCGCTTTCGTTCGACTCGTTTTCGTTTTTTTTTCGGCATCTGGCATCGAGTTAGAGAACAGTTCCATTACTCGATTGATTGCTGCCATATCCTCATCAAATTCATCGCACATATCTTCAAAGCTCCAATCAAATGATTTACCTTCTTTTCTATGTCCATCCCTTAATGCCTCGTAAATTAGCTTTAAGGTATTTTTGTAATTCAATGTTTCTTGACCTAATGTTAAAATAGAAATGCCCGTTTCCTCTTCAAACCTTATTAAGGTTGCATTGCCAAAGGAAACAGGCACTTCCGTATTGTTTATTTTTGTGAATCTAACCATTATTATCCGTTTTTGTGGTGTGATTTAATTTAGTTAGTTCCGCGATATACCGCACCAGAGATTGTAAATGTCGCGGATACAGATGTGTTATCTTCTACTGGTGTGTTCACTTCCCAAGATGTGCAATACGCACTAAAAGAATAGAAATTGTATCCAGCCGTGTTTTCAGTCAAAGTCAAAGCCAAAACTGTGCCGTTGTCTAACGCATCAAATAATACATCAGGTTGCACGTTATCAGATGTTTCAGAATACAATGCTTCAACTGTTAACGTAGCTGATTTCTGTCCCGGCTTGTTAGATACCCAACCACTTGAAGGAGAATCTTTTGTCAAGATGTTTCTCATTTCCCTTGTAACTGATAAAGTCGCTGATGTAGCTTCTCCAATTGCCGTAGTTCCGTCTTTATAAATACGGAGGTCTGTTCCATTAATTATGTCATTTACTGCCATTGTCTATGATTTTAATTTTAAAATAATTTTTTACGTTTTTTAATTTTTGGTAATGGAATTTCTTCCTTTAATTCAACCGGCTCTTTCGTTTCGTCTACAAATCCGAATGGTAATATCTCTACACAATATCCATCTTCGATTAACTCCAATGCCTTCTTTCTCATTATGTGCACCATACGCCCGGCTGAAATCCATTTGTTTGTGGAAGGATTAAACCAATCCTTTATAAATCTTACTTCCATTATCTTTCTCTTTTAAGTCTAACATCGAAATCTAAACTTTGCCAAAACACTCCCAAATCTTCATCGTATTCGCCATCGTTTTGTCCTTGGAATCGGATTCGTTGGATGGCTTGACTCTGTACCGTTCCTGTGTAAAAATCCAAAGCGGATCTAATCGCATTTGATAAAGTCACATTCGCATCGTATTCTAATGCGTAGCAATCGATTTGAACTGAAATAGTATCTAATGGACTAACTCCATCCTTGGTCATAGACGGCTCCTGATTCGTGATTGTATAAACGCAGAAAGGAAATGCCGTATCTTGCGCAGCAACAATTGGAAAAATCCGAGTAGAAACCATAGCAGACACGGTAGCATCATTCGATAGAATGGAGTAGATTGCTTTTCCGATTTCATTGTTTGTTGCCACTATGCTACCTTTTTTAGTGTTGGAGTAATTCTACTTAAATACCTGTCAACTCCTTTACTAATTATATTAAATACTATTCCTGTCGATTGTCGCAATGCCTTATAAGTTACCTTCTCCCCAAATGCCCTTGAGCTACCATATATAATATGTGCGTACCAACCATTGTGCCTTTTCTCGTTAGGATTTGGTACGGATGTTTTTCTATTAATAACTGGACCAACAATACCAATCGGTGCTTTATATCCTTTTACTTTTGATATTACTTGGATCGATGATTTAATGTTTCCGATTCCGTATTTGCCGCTAACTCGTCCATAACCTTTACCAGCTTTTTTATTTCCCACCACTTTAGGAGTCTTATAAGTATAAAGTACATCACTTCTTAATTTTTTGGGTGCAAAATATCGCTTAATACTGTTATCTCGTTGCCTCGGTTTCGCTTTCGGTGCTAATACTTTTGCCTTTATCTTAACTACTTCCGCAGCTGGTTCGATTATCTTCCTTAATTCATTAGCGTCTCCAACCTTCTTAATTAATTTTAATATATCTTCATTAAATGCGGTTAGGTCAACATCAAGTATCTGTGCTTCCCTAACCGATTGATTCATATTTTTATATGGTCCACGCGGTTGGCTTCCACTTAAAAAGCTATTAAGGTAGTTTTGCGCTCTACCTCTATTATAATTATGTTGACCTAATATCCTTTTATATATAGCCATCACTTATACGCTTTTGCTTCCAAAACCATAAATTGTTTCTCCGGCTCGTATGTAATCCGGTCAATGTCGTAATACCTCGAATCGTAATTAATCCGCATCTTTTCGGTTACATCAGTTCGGTGCCTTACCGTAAACTCTACATTGCGAACCGTAGTCTGTTTCGCCACCATTTCTTTTTCATCTGTACCTGATTTCTGATACGAAATCGCAGCCCATACAGTTGCGAACGTTGACCAAGATTCAGATACAGCTCCTGATGCGCTTCTGGACTCGGAAACTGATTCAATCGCAATCCGCTCGTTCATTCTTCCCAATATTTCCGTTTTGTTCCAGACCTTCATCAGATTCCGATAAATAGGTTATAATTTAATCTGTCTAAAAGCGATTGCGAAGCTGAATACTTCTCCTTTACAAAGTCGCTTCTGTTGTGGTACATATCGGACAAAACCAATCTTACTGCCTGTCGAATCGAAGCCGGAGCATCTGAAGATGCGTCTCCGTATCCAGCTACATACGTTACCGTTAACGAATTAATCTCCGCCAATATATCCGGGAACACTTCGCCATAAGATGGTGTGATTCGCGCTGCCTTTCGGTAGGTATCTACCTTGTATAAGGATGCGTTCCAAGTTTGCTCCGTTTCGTTAGTGTCCGTGTAGGTTATGCTCGTTACCGATTGCACAGGATGGACGGTTAAAAACAAGGTCGGAAACAAATCGCCTATTTTCGGCTTCGGAATTTTGTCAAAAACTTCTGCAATAGTCTGTGTAATGAATTTTTGACCCAAATAATTTTCGCAGTAGTCAGTTGCCGAAGCAACCATATCAGAAATAAGCGTGTCATCAGCGGAGGTGTCTATTTTTAAATAATTCTTTGCTTCTGCCGTAGTCAGAATAGGAGTAGAAGGACCAGATGTAACTTTAAAGTAACCCATTATTTACTTTTACGAGTAGTGCGTTTTTTTGCTGTGTTTGTTGCCGTTTCCGCTTCCGTGTTGGTTTTGGTTTCGACCTTTGTGTTATCTACATATTCTGCATAACCTTCTCTTACCAATTCAGCTGCGATGTCTTTTGGTGCTAATCCAACGTGACCAGCATTATAAGCCATTTTGTATCTGCCTGTTGGCGATTTTAGAAATTTTACCTTTATTAAATCCATTGTGATGTTTTTAATTTGGTAGGTAGCCGATTTGACTACCTACCTTTATAATTGAATTATGCAATAGAAGCATCTTGCATCGCAGAGAATGAACCAGCGTGCCTAACTGCTACATCCCACCAGCTATTAACAACTAATGTAACTAAAGCATTTTTAGCAGAAGAATATGGATCTACGACTAAATCGATTCCTGCCCAATTTGCTATAATCAATTCTTCCCAATTTCCAAAGATAATCGCGTGAAGGTTACTTCCTGTTCCCTTGGTTAAATCAGAAGGTACTAAAGTAGAAACTAAAGCGTTGTAACCGTTTAATTCGTTTCCACTTTCCCATACGAATTGGGCAGTATTTGTTGCCTTTTCTTTTGTCTTCAAATAACCTTTAACGCCCGGAGTAGTTAAATAACCTAATCTTCCAAAGTCAGCATTCGCAGTAGAAACATCTGTTTCCAATTCAACTATATTAGCAAAAGTTGGGTTTGCTCCGTTAGTTCCACCAGCAACATCTCCAATACCAGATACATTTAGTATACCTTCAGGGACATTACTTGAACCACTACCATTGATCGCAGCAGTATCAACTGCATTTGCAATCGCAACAGATAATCTCGTTCTAATCATATTCTCCACATCAATGGAAGATTGAACCATCAATTGTTTTGAAATATCCGTAAAAGCTCCTAATCGATTAGGACTCATCTGGATTCTATCAAAGGTTGGAGATGTTTCCGCATTCGCATCGTTTTCTCCTTCCCAAGCGGCAGAAGCAGCTGCGTTATTTCTTGGGAAATCAATGTTGCTTGTTAATCCTGTTAAATAAGTAGCACCTAAAGATTCAGTTACCAATTTTGGATCAAGGAATGGAATTAATGCTCCTATATCCGTTTGAATGGTAAATCCACCAGCAGTAGTTGTACCAGCAGTCATATCCCTTTTTTCACCCGGACTTCTCATTAACATTTTAGGAATGGTAATGTTGCCGTTAGGAGTTAAACCAGCTGCTCTTGCTTCTCTAACGCCTTCTTGGTGCATTTCAGCATTTAATCCTTCTAATCTTCCTCTTTCAATTAATTGAGTAATCGCTCCATCGTGCCCTGTCAATCTAAATTCAGTAGCAACCTTTTCTTCTTCGGTCTTCTTGCTAACGTTTCTTCTCGCATCCTCATTTGCCTTTCTCTTTGCCTCTTCATTCGCCTTTCTTAATTCTTCAGACTCAATGAAAGATTCTCTGTCAATTGACTTGTTTAAATCTTCCGCCCTCTTGCTCAATTCATCCCACTTGTTGCTCATTTCTTCGGTGAAATCATTTCCACCGGCAGAACGATGAAGCGCGGTCATTTGATCCAACACTTC